GAGATGAAAAACGGCTTAATGCAACGTGGCTGGTCGCAAGAACAAGTAGACCAATTGTGGACTGACATACTGGACTTCGCCAAATACTCTTTCAATAAAGCCCATGCTTATGCTTACGCTTTGACGGCATATATTACCATGTATCTGAAGGTACATTATCCCGCTGAATGTATGACGGCATATATCAATTCCTATAAGGGGTCGTTAAAAGATATTGTCATAGCCATCACGGAAGCCAAGCGTATGGGATTGACCTTGACGTTTGACAACTGGCGGCGTATTCAGGCTGATACAACGTGCCGTGATGGTATCGTGTATTTGGGCATTACTACTCTTAGCGGCTTCGGTGATATAGTAGCCACGGGGTTGCAGTCGATATGTGCTGATACTTTTATAGATGTAATCAAACAACGAGAACATACAGCGATCAATAAAACTCAATTTGAAACATTGATAGCGTTGGGCTTTTTTACTGAGTTCGGCGAGAGTGGATATTTGATGGATGTATGGACAGCATACCAAAATGTTTATAGCGTTAAAGAGGTCAAGAAAGACAAACTGCCCTTCGCAGAAGATTTGTTGAAACAATGTAGCAAGGAAACTGCTAAAAAATATAAGATTCTTGACCATGACAAATTGTTCTCTTTGGTGTGTCAGCGACTTGCCACATCGCCGTTGCCAGTCTCTCAAATATTGACCACACAGCTTAAATATCAGGGTTATATCACTTATCAAGACCCACGGCTTAAAGGCTATTACTTAGTGTTGGATTTAAGCACGAAATATTCACCGAAAATTAAATTATACAGTTTGGAAACCGGCGAGATACAAGTAGTCAAAACATACACCAACACCTACCAAGCCAACCCATTTAATCGAGGTGCAATTATACGAACAGGCCAATTTGCTTGGAAGCCTAAATCGCAGATGATTGATGGCAAGTGGTGCAAATTGTTGGACACAAAAGAACCGTGGATAACAACATATCAAATCAAAGGCGGTGTTGAATTATAGCAGTAGTTAATTTTCCGCAAGGCAAATATAGGACTATTTATATCGACCCTCCTTGGCCTGAACAGGGGGGCGGCAGAATCAAGCGCGGTGCAGACCGTCACTACCCATTGATGTCAGTAAAGGAGATTATGGCATTGCCCGTAAGTGACCTGGCCGACCCTGAAGGATGCCATTTGTATCTATGGGCTACCAACAACTATTTACCGGCAGCGTTTGAATGTATCAAGGCGTGGGGATTTGAATATATCACCACAATTACATGGATGAAGGACAAAGTAGGTCTTGGTCAATATTACCGTGGAATAACAGAGCATTGTTTGTTTGCTACCACAAAGAAGCGTCTACCGTACAAAATAGATGGCGATAAGCGTTGTCAAGGTGTGACAGGATTCTATGAGCCGAAAACAATACACAGTCGTAAACCTATACAAATGCGAGAAATGATAGAAATTGTAAGTTACGCCCCGCGCATAGAGCTGTTTGCTCGTGAGTCGCATGATGACTGGGACTGCTGGGGCAATGAGGTGTAAACCAACACAATACAATGTGTTTTCTTCTAACTTTGATGCAATCTAACAACGGTGCTTGTCAAACTACTCATAAATTCAGATAAGAAGTAAGGTGAATTGAATATAGGAATTTCAGTGCTCAGTCTTTTCGATGGCATGAGTTGTGGTCAAATTGCGTTTAAACAACTCGGTATAGAAGTAGATCGTTACATTTCTTATGAAATAGATAAGTATGCCATATCAGTAACGCAACTCAACTTTCCACACACAGAACAATGCGGTGACGTGTTTGCTGCTGATTTCACTCAATATCAAAATATAGATTGGCTTATTGGCGGTAGCCCGTGTACACATTGGTCGATAGCCCAGAAGAATAATCGAGAAACACAACCCAATAGTGGTATGGGCTGAGAACTATTTAGCCAATATGTGCGGGCTGTGCAACAAGCCATGCCTAAATATTTTCTGTATGAAAACAATCAAAGTATGAGTAAGGCAATACGAGCTGCTATTGATGAAGCGTTTGGATTTGAGGCGATAGAGATCAATTCTGCATTGGTATCCGCACAAAATAGACGCAGGTTGTATTGGGTGGGCCAGCGTAATACAGATGGCTCATATAGCCGTATGCGAATTGCTTTACCAGCAGATAGGAGTATCACATTGCGAGACATTTTGGATGGCGCACAAGGCGACAAAACCTATCGCTTAAAGCCATTATCTGACAAAGAAATGCTTTATATGGTCCGTGCAACTTCAAATGGACGTAACCATTTTGATTTTGCACACCATCAAGATGCTACCCGCGACAAGGCGGTATGTTTGACAGCTAATGTTAGCAAGGGGGCCCCATACAATGTCTGTTGTGAACCAGTACGTATCGGCACTATTGAGAACAGTCTCAAAAACCCCGACCACGATAGTAAACAATATAGGGTTTATTCGCCAGACGGTAAATCCACAACACTATGCGGTCAGGGCGGTGGCGTAGGAGCAAAAACAGGTTTATACGCCGTGCCGGTGCATAAGGAACACTACATTGGGCCAATTTATACGGTTTTCAACGGGTATATTCTAATGGATGGCGATTGGTATCCTATTAACTTGCCTGATGGGTACTACATCATTCGCAAATTGTCGGTTAATGAGTGTAAACGACTGCAAACTGTCCCCGATTGGTATGATATGAGTGTCATAAGCGACTCACAAGCGTATAAATGTCTCGGTAACGGCTGGACTGTAGAAGTCATCATGCACATATTGCAAAGTGCCATCACTCATTGTAACACGCTATATAACTGCAAGCAAAGACACAATTTTTCTGATAGGAGGACAAGTAATGGTTAGATTTTCAAAGGTCACTAAAGACCAACTCAACGCATTATGGCATGACACTTACGGCTGGGTCACATCGGCTGGCGTGCATTTCATTGCTGACGCATACACAGTGGTGTCCTTTTGGACTACGGGCGAGATAGATGTATATAGGATTAACACAGATGAAACAAGCACATTAGCGGACATCATTAAAGACACACATATTTGCACCGAGGCCGAAGTGCTTAAAGTGTTACTCAGCGAGGACGATTTTGTAATTGAAGTATGACAAAAAGAGAACAGATGATAGAGTGCGCGGAAGCGATGGAGCAGGGTATGATGCACACCCAAACCACCCGCGATATGTGGCAGAACAACCTAATTTGGTGGATATGTAAGGCGGTCAAACTATTGCTGGAAAGAGAGGTCAAACGCACCAATAATGAACAGTAGAGGACATTTCTGGATTTCCATAGCTAAGTCTTTGATTCGTATAGTGGGCTGTTATATGGGGGTACATGGCAACCTTCACGGCATGGCAATGAGTTTTATATTTGCTGAAGCAATGGGCATTTTAGAGGAACTGGC